ATATTTAACTGATACGCCTGAAGGTGGTACACATTTTAAATATCAAAATATTACAACACCTTGTAAAAAAGGTTTAACATTGATTTGGCCAACAGATTTTACACATACTCATAGTGGACAAATATCTAAAACACACGAGAAATATATTATTACAGGTTGGTTTGGTTATGAAAAAGGACTTTGGGATAATGATCCTAGAAGTGTAAAAACAGATCAAGCTGGACAAAAATATCAAGGTTATAACTATAATGATAAATGACGCCTATCTAGGTAATCCTAATTTAAAAAAGATCAACATACCACAAGAGTTTACTAAAGAACAAATTTTAGAATATCAAAAGTGTGCTGGTGATCCTATTTACTTTATGGAAACATATGTGAAAATTGTATCACTTGACGAAGGTCTTGTACCTTTTAAGATGTATGATTTTCAAAAGAAGATAGTAGATACTATTCACAATAATAGATTTACAATTTGTAAACTACCTAGACAATCAGGTAAATCAACGACAACAGTTTCTTACTTAATGCACTATGCAATGTTTAATCCAAATTCTAATATTGCTTTACTTGCCAACAAGTCATCTACTGCTAGAGATATATTAGGAAGATTACAACTTGCATATGAAAACTTACCAAAGTGGATGCAACAAGGAGTAGTTAACTGGAATAAAGGTAACATTGAATTAGAAAATAAATCAACGATTGTTGCTGCTGCCACTTCTTCAAGTGCTATTAGGGGTGGTTCATATAATATTATATTCCTTGACGAGTTTGCTTTCGTACCTACAAACATTGCCGAAATGTTTTTTAGTTCCGTTTATCCTACAATATCTTCAGGACAAAAAACTAAAATGGTTATTGTATCAACACCTTATGGTATGAATCAATTTTACAAATTATGGATTGACGCAGAAAAGAAAAGAAACGATTATATACCTATTGAAGTACATTGGTCAGAGGTACCTGGTAGAGATGAAGAATGGAAAGAACAAACAATTAGAAATACCTCAGCAGAGCAATTTCAACAAGAGTTTGAATGTGAGTTTTTAGGTTCTGTTAACACTCTTATTTCACCATCAAAAATTAAAGCATTAACTTATGAACCACCTAAAATATCAAAAGGTAGTGTAGATCAATTTGAAGAACCTATTAAAGGTCGTACATATGTGGTTACAGTTGATGTCGCTAGAGGTGTAGAAAAAGATTACTCAGCATTTGTAGTATTTGATGTAACTAAAATGCCATTTAGAGTTGTTGCAATTTACAAAAACAATGAAGTCAAACCTTTTATATTTCCTAATATAATATCTGAAATAGCAAGAAGATACAATCAAGCACATATTTTAACTGAGGTAAATGATATAGGACAACAGATAGCAGAAGCACTACAATATGAGATAGAATATCCTAATGTATTAATGTGTACTCAAAAAGGTCGTGCTGGTCAGATACTAGGTGCTATGTTTAGTGGTCGTGGTTCATCTCTAGGTATGCGTATGACAAAAGCAACAAAGAAAGTAGGTTGTGCTAACATAAAGACACTTATTGAAGGAGACAAGTTGGTAGTTAACTCTTTTAAAATCATACAGGAGATGTCAACTTTTGCCAAGAAAGGTCAATCCTGGCAGGCTGAGGACGGTAGCAATGATGATTTAATGATGTGTTTAGTTATCTTTGGTTGGGTATCAAACCAAGGTTATTTCAAAGAATTGACAGATCAAAATGCTCGTATGCAGATGTATGCTGAACAACAAAATTTAATAGAACAAGATATGGCGCCATTTGGTTTCGTAGATGACGGCATAAATGAACAAGAACAAGAAACAGTTGATGAATATGGAGATAGGTGGATACCTGTGGTTCGTAAAAACCACTAGGTTTTGATCTATTATAAATATCAGTAAGATTGAAATTTAAATATGGGCGTATGAATAATACGAGTTTTGAACAAATATGACAACTAAATTAGCTAATTAGAGGAGAATAACTTATGGCATTTCAAGTATCACCTGGTGTTCTCGTACAGGAAAGAGATTTAACAAGAATCATTCCTGCAGTATCAACTTCAATCGGTGCATTTGCTGGACAATTCAGCAAAGGACCTTTAGATGAAGTTGTTTCTATTTCTAGTGAACAAGAACTTGTAGATACCTTTGGTAAACCTGATGTAAATAACTTTGAGTATTTTTTCAGCGCTGCTAACTTTCTACAATATTCTAACTCATTAAGAGTAGTACGAGCTAGCCAAACAAACCAAGTAAACGCAACTGCCGGTGGTAGTGGTTTACTAGTAAAGAACAAACAAGACTACGAAGATAATTATTCAACTGGACAAGGTTCAGTAGGTACTTTTGCTGCTAGATCAGCAGGTGCTTGGGGTAATAGTCTTCAAGTAGTAACTTGTCCAAGTGCTTCGGCATTTGAACAAACAACAACAACATCTCAACAACTAGACGGCGGTGCCGCTGTTGGAGATACAACAATAACTGTTGATTCAGACGCAACAAGTTACCTTAATGTCGGCGATGTCATTGAGTTTTCTTCAACTGCTTCTGGCGTAGATTTCACTACTGGTGAAAAATATAGAGTAACTAACCTTACTTCAACTGTTGTAACTATTGTACAACATCCTAGAGGCGAAGGCGGATTAATAACTGCTGCCGTAGATAACGCAAGAATTAAAAGAAAATGGAGATACGCAGATCAAGTTGATGGCGCTCCAGGAACTTCTTCTTATGCTACTACAAGATCAGGCTCTGGCGATGAAATACACGTAGTTGTTATTGACGAAGACGGATCAGTTTCAGGAGTACCAGGAACAGTTTTAGAATCTTATTCTAAACTTTCTAAAGCTTCTGACGCAAAATCACCACAAGGAGATGTTAACTACTATCCAACAGTAATTAGTAATAAATCTAATTATGTATTTTGGATGGATCATAACACTTCTGGTACCAATTGGGGTAACGCAGCTGCAGGAACAACATTTACTGCTGTTGATGTACCAACAAGTGAATCATTATCTGGTGGATTAGACGGTACTGCTTCTACTGACGGCGAATTAAAAGCAGGTTACGAACTGTTTAATGACGCTGATACAGTTGATGTAGGATTAATAATTGCTGGACCTAGTGGTTCTGCTAGTCATATTGATAACTTAATTACTATCGCTGAGAACAGAAAAGACTGTGTAGTTTTTGCAAGTCCTCAAAGAAGTGATGTTGTTAATATTTCTAACTCAAATACACAAACTGCTAATGTTGTAGATTTCTTTAATGGAATCAGATCAACTAGTTATGCTGTATTTGATAGTGGTTACAAATATTGTTATGACAGATATAGTGATGTGTACAGATTTGTACCATTAAACGGAGACATTGCTGGATTGGCTGCTAGAACAGACATTTTAGCTGACGCTTGGTTCTCACCTGCAGGATTAAACCGAGGTGTAATTAGAGGCGCTGCTAAATTAGCATACAACCCTACAAAAACACAAAGAGATGACCTTTACACAAGTAGAGTAAATCCAGTTGCAACTTTCTCAGGACAAGGAACAGTATTGTTTGGAGATAAAACTGGTTTATCATCACCGAGTGCGTTTGATAGAATCAATGTTAGACGATTGTTTATTATTTTAGAAAAGGCAGTAGCAACTGCTTCTAAATTCCAACTCTTTGAATTTAATGACGAATTTACAAGAGCGAACTTTAGAAACATTGTAGAACCTTTTTTAAGAGAAGTACAAGGTAGACGTGGTATCACAGACTTTTTAGTAGTGTGTGATGAAACTAACAACACTGGCGAAGTAATTGATAGAAATGAATTTATTGCAGAAATCTTTGTGAAACCTGCAAGAAGTATCAACTTTATCACTTTATCTTTTGTCGCAACCAGAACTGGCGTTTCTTTTGAAGAAGTGGCTGGGTAATTAGTAGAGGAGAAATAAAAAATGGCAAACATAAATGACTTCAAAGCTAAACTTGCTGGCGGTGGCGCAAGAGCCAATCAGTTTAAGGTAACAATGCCTTTTCCTGGTTACGCACAAGTTGGTGGAGAAATAGAAGACTTAGCTTTTCTATGTACAACAGCTCAAATACCTGCAATGAATGTTGGTCTTGTGAATGTTCCTTTTAGAGGAAGACAGATCAAAATTGCTGGTGATAGAACTTTCGCAGATTGGTCTATTACTGTTCTTAACGATACAAACTTTAAGTTAAGAAATGCTTTTGAGAGATGGCAAAACGGTATCAACAATATGTCAGACAACGAGGGTTTATCAAATCCTGTTGACTATCAAGTTGACGCATTTGTAGATCAGTTGGATAGAAATGGTAATACATTAAAATCTTATACTTTGAGAGGCGCTTTTCCTACGGAAGTAGCGGCTATTGATTTGAATTTTGGAACGAATGACGAAGTAGAAACATTCGGAGTAACTTTTCAATATCAATATTTTGAAACAAATACTACTACATAGTATATAAATTTAAGGGGCGCCCTAAAAAGCGCCCTTTTAAAACTATTATAAGTAGTTATAGAAAAAAAAGGAATAAATTATGGCAGAGTTATTTGGTTTTAATATTACACGAGTTAAACCACAAACAGATCCAAAACAACAATTTAGTCAACCGGCAGCGGAAGACGGCACACAAGTAGTTGCCGCTGGTGGTTTTTTTGGTAGTTACCTTGATATGGAAGGTACTGCTAAGACTGAGCAGGATTTAATTAGAAGATATAGAGAGATTGCTTTACACCCAGAGTGTGATATGGCAATTGAAGATATTGTAAATGAGGCAATTACCTCAAACGAAAATAAACAATCTGTAAAAGTTATTACAGACGGACTAGAATATTCTTCAGCAATTAAAGTAAGAATAGAAGAAGAATTTGCTGATGTATTAAGACTATTACAATTTAATACAAGAGGACACGACCTCTTTAGACGATGGTATGTTGATGGAAGGATCTTTTTTCAAAAGGTCATTGACGCTGAAAACACAAAGAATGGTATTGTAGAATTAAAATACCTTGATCCAAGAAAAGTTAAAAAAATTAGAGAAGTAAGAAAGAGAAGACCTGAAGGTATGATCTCTCCTACTAATGTTAATATTGCAGATGAAACTGTTGAGTATTTTGTGTACAACGAAAGAGGTATACAAGGTGCAGCTTCAGTACAAGGAATTAAAGTTGCTGTGGACACTATTGCATTTTGTCCATCAGGAATGATAGATCAGAATAAGAATGGTTTAATATTATCTTATTTACATAAGGCAATTAAACCTGTCAATCAGTTAAGAATGATTGAAGACGCTGCTGTGATTTACAGAATCGCAAGAGCACCTGAAAGAAGAATATTTAAGATAGATGTAGGTAATTTACCTAAGGCAAAAGCAGAATCTTATTTAAGAGATGTTATGGCAAGATATAGAAACAAACTTGTGTATGACGCTTCAACAGGAGAGATAAGAGATGACAGAAACTATATGTCAATGCTTGAAGACTTTTGGTTACCAAGTAGAGAAGGTGGTAGAGGAACAGATATTACTACACTTCCAGGTGGTGCTAATTTAGGTGAGATAGCAGACATAGAATATTTTAGAGCAAAATTATATAGATCATTAAACGTGCCTGTAAGTAGATTAGAGGCAAGTCAAGGTTTTAATCTTGGTCGTGCAAGTGAAATTAGTAGAGATGAATTAAAATTTACTAAATTTGTAGGCAGATTAAGAAAGAAATTTACTGAATTGTTTAATGATTTGTTAAGAACACAATTAATAATTAAAGGTGTAATTTCTGAAACAGAATGGCCGTTAATTAGAGATAGTATATTCTACGACTTTTTACAAGATGGTCACTTTGCAGAATTAAAGAATACTGAAATGATGAGAGAAAGACTAAACTTGGCAAGAGAAGTAAGAGATTATGTTGGTAAATATTTTTCTGTTAATTATGTTAGAAGAAACATATTGAAACAAACAGAAGCAGAAATTAAAAAAATGGATGCTGAAATCAAAAAAGAAATTGATGACGGTATCATATCATCACCTGAAGTACAAACAACAGGCAATGATGAATTATTATAGGAGATAAAAAATGAGTGAAGAAGTAAAAAACTTTATAGATAAGATGGCGCAAAATGATATGGTCGGTGCTGGAGACGCTTTTAAAGACGCATTAAGAGCTAAAGTTGGCGATCAACTAGATGTTAAAAGACAAGATGTTGCTGGGAATATGTTCCAAGCACAATCTCATAGTGATCCAAAACCAGAGATCGCAGGCACAGGTACTTTTACACAAGATGGACAAGTTGAACCTACAGGAGCAGAAACACAACCAGAAACACCAGAGGTATCAAATGCAGAAAGTCAGCCAGCTAATACAGACGCAACAGGCGTTTAATAGTAATTCATATAACAACTTAACGCCAGTTTTAAAAGAGGCGATTAATGATGTTATGAAGTTAGTTAAAAATGATGGAAACTTATTAATGAACTTTGAAAATGCAATTGAAAAAGTTGCTGAGTTTCATAATGTTAACAAAGACGACATTGAAGAATACTTTGATGATGAACTAAAAGAACAAATAGAGGAATAATATGGCGTGGGTAGATGTACCAGGATCAAATAGTGTATGGCAGTTTGAAAATACTGCTACAGCGGCTAATACATATTCAGACGCCGCTGGAACATATTCAGGTGGTGTAAGAAGTTATACAAGACCTGGAACTGGAACAGTAGAACAAACTTATGTAAGATGTAGAAAGAAAGGCACAACAGTAGAACGAGGCGAACTTTCTAAAACTTACTATGAC